TTGCTTTTCGGCTACCACTGCTTCAATCTCTGTTGCGAGACCTTCTGTTACCATGCGATCTAGGGCTTCCACCATTACTGTTTTGTCATGCTCATAGCGTTGTGCAAACTCTTCGCGGAGTTCTGCACGTAACTGTTCTCGAGCTTCTGTTAATTTTGATTCCCAAGCTTCGTTGAGATCTCGACCAACTTCCTCGTTTATGAGTCCGCTATCTAGTAGTGGCTTAATAGCATCAAACATCTATTTCTCCTAGATTTTGAGATCTTTGATGAGGCGTTTTACTTCCTCTTTCAAATATCTCTGTACTTTGTTATCCGACCCAGCACCTCTTGCCATTTCAAGTACTCGATGACCATTTTTCATGTTCATCAAGCCTTCGTAAATTGCTTTGGGATATGCGCCTGGCGCACTGGGTTGGGCAACCACATCAACAGTGACTATTTCAAAGTCACTGACATGTCCGTTCGCTTCGTTAACGTTTCCGCTACCTCGGCTAGAAACTCCTAATTTAACACCACTTTCTAACATGGTGCGTACCAAATTACCCATTGGCGTGGGAAGTATTTTTAGTTTACCAAAACCGTTGGGGCCATCCATCCACATTTGTATGATCATATGGCTTACACGATCTAGGTTTACTTTGAGATCATCCGGGTGATCAACTTCTCCCAATACAGAGTAGCCGCCTGTAATTTGTTCGTTCAGTGTTGCCACTGCTTTCTCAATTTCATTCACAGGGTAGACTCGCTCATTGGCATTTTTGACACCGCCTTGGATGCAAATGCCTTTCATGTAAAGATCCTTACCTTCTTCGCTGCCTTCTACAATAATGCGAGCAGCGTCGAAAGTAAGATTTTCACGGAGGTAAAGAGCCATTTACCGGGATACCTTAGTTAGTCACAGACTTAGTATTAACACCTGTGGCCTGTGCCAAGTGTGGCTTGGGAGCAGGAGTAGGTTTCTGTGTTGATTGTGCTGGGCTGTTACCAACTTTGCCAATCAATTCTTTTGTGCCCGGAGCTGGACGACCATTGCCACCGTCGCCATCACCTAAACGGTTTGGCTTTGCTGCCATTCCTTTTGCGCCACTGTTAGCAGCTACTGGGCTTTTTGCATTTTGACCGTTGTCGCCGTGTGTTGGCTTTGGAACAGCTTTCAATGTAACAGCTTCAAACATGCCTTCAGTTTCTAGCTCGTCATCAACAACTTCTTCGTCGTCCATGCCGTCGCCAACTTCCATGTCCATGTCCATGTCCATTTCTTCGTCGCCTTCGCCTGCTTCGTCGCCCATTAGGCTTTCAAATTCAGCCATTAGTTCGTCTAGCTTGTCTTCAAGATCAACAACACGATCTTCAAGTCCGGCATCTTCTTCGTCATCACCAAATTCTTCGTCAGCAAAGCCGTCACCGTCCATGCCGTCGTCCATTCCACCGTCCATACCCATTTCGTCGTCTTCCATGGAGATGCCAGATTCTTCTGTTTCAATGTCGTCAATTAGACTGGCGGCTTTGTCGCCGCCCATCATGTCGTCATTTTCTTCAAGTTCTTCTTCATCTTCCATCATTTCTTCATAGATGGCGCGGCTTTTTTCCACAACTATATCATGGAACAGCTCACGTGCTTTTGCTTCGTCATCATTGATGACGTATTCAATTAATTGTTCAAACTTATTCATGAGGACCTCCGTTGTAATGGCTCTGTACGATATTTACATACAATGTAATAATCACACTAGATAACGGTGGTTTTTTGGTGGTTTTGTGAAATTGCTTAGTGAAACTACATCATTGGTTGTGCCGGAGGGGCATACATAACCTTGACTTTTTTAAGTTTTTCTTTGAACTCGTATTCTCTAACGTCCTGCATTTTTCTCAGCTTGTTAAGTTGTCGCAAAGTCAGTTTGGTTTTACGCAGTTCACCCAGGCGAGGCTGGGTGTTGTCTGCTTGTACGTCCTGATAAGCGCCTGGCTCACGTTGGTAGAGTTCGTTTAGTATCATACGGATATTTATGCCGCGCCTGGTGTAGGTGGTACTACAGCGGCTCCAGGTTGTCCGCCAGGCGGTACTGCTCCTGCAGGTCCTGCTCCAGGAGCGCCAGTTTCTGCACCAGGTTCTCCCAGTGTAGACATTTCTTGACCCATTGCAATATCGCCTTCAAAATCAGCTGGGTTCACCCCTACGCCACGTAGATCAGATCCAGTGGTTCCAGCAGGTTCTGCTTGATCACGTTCTTCGTGCCATAGTTCTTCGTTTTCTGCAATCTCTTCTTCAGTCAAGCCCAAGTAGCGTTTTAGCAAGAAACGCTTGCTCATGTAAGGTATTTGCTCCAGTGCTGTATATGTGGTCACTCGAGTTGTATCCAACTCTGCTTCGCGATAGCTGGCAAAGTTTTGTGGCGGATTAAACGCAATTGAGAACAGGCCGCTGTCAATATTAAAGCCTCTCCAACGCATAAACATCTTGAATTCGGTGTCCAGCTTTGTTATGATTAGTCGTTGCAGGCGTTCGCAATACTGGTTAAAACGGTATTCTTGTATTAAGGCAGTTCCTACACGACCGTCGTTCATGGGACGATCTGAGTCGTCTGGGCCAGTTGGCAAATAGCTTGACGGCACACGCAAGCCACGGCACATCTTGTTGTTGAAGTATTTCAAGTCATCAATTTCGCCCAGGTTGCTGCCGCCTGGCAATGTCTCAACACTTGATCCGCGACCGTTTTCGCCTTGTGGGAAAAAGTAATCTTCGTTAATGGATAAAGGATTGTAACTACTATCCATAATGTGTTGACCACCACCTGTATTACTGGGAATACGGCGTTGATGTATTTCGTTTTTGACACGTTCAACAAAGGCCATGGCCATATGGCTTGGCATATTACCCACATCAATCTTGAACACACGACGTTCTGGTGCACGAGCTGTACGATAGATCAGCACAGCATCTTCCAACAGTTCTTTCTGTTTGAACACACGGAATATGGTTTCCAGCACACTCATGGAGAATGGCCAGTAGTAATCTAAACCTTCGCTTAGACCCAGGTGTATCACGTGCTTGGCATCTACTACTGTTTCGTTCATTGCAGCACTAAATCTACTGCCCGACCCGCCCTGGCCACCGGCACCAGCATTAGGTGCTGTGTAGTTGTAAGGTGCCACATAAGCACCCGACGGTGCATTAGATTGATAATCTGTAGTGGTCTTGACAGCTATAGACAAGTTCTGAAAGTTGGGATTGATATCGCGAATCACATACTGTTCTGGCCGTTTGCCGTCGCTTTCGTTTACAATGACTCTAGCAACTTTGGTCATGTCAACCCAGTACATTTCAAATGTTTCTGGATCGCGAACAAACACTTGATCACCGTACTTGAGTGTGTTACGGAACATTCTAAAAATTCGTTGATCTAACTTGTTCAGCTTGACCCACTGCTTTAGTTGCTTTTTAATGATGTCAATTTCGTGATCAGTAGGCTTGTCAGTATATTTGACTTGAAATGGCAGGGAATCTTCAGCAGTGGCCTGCGTACAAAACTCTGCTAGGATATCCAAACATGCATTGATTTCGCTGTCGCTATCCATATTTTCATACTGATTGTAGCGTTCAATACGGTTTGGGTGTCCAGAATATACCTCAGGTAGCCGGCTAGCATAATTTCGGTAAGCAACATCAGCATGTCCTCGCATGGGATCACGGCCATCGTTTCGTCCGTATCCAGGAAGCCCGTCAGCACTTTTACCGCTTAAGGGACTAAGTTCTCCGCCTACATTGGCTACTTTGAAATATTTGCGCCAACCTTTTTTATCTGTATCTGCCATTGACTGATCCGTAATTTATTGTCTTGTACTTATCATTATGCAGTACTAGCACTAAGTATCTTGCTTAAATTGGAATTCTGATCTCTACTGAGTGCAACCAATTGACTTAATAAAGTAACTGCTTCTGAGCCACTTACGCCTGCATCCGCGCCACCAGCGGCACCAGCGGGACTGCCACCAAACAATGCTGTAGTAATTGCTGACAAACCGCTGCTGATTACATCTTGACCTTGTCCAGCTAGTCCTGCGGTTGCCGAAGCATAAGATGGTCTTGCTACAGGTGCTGTAGGCGTTGCCAGTGTTGATGCTGTAGGTGATGCACTTGTGCCAGCAGCCAGTGTTCCTGTTCCAGTTAACCCTGCCACTACATCTGGTAATTTTTGACCGCTTTGAATTGCAGCTTGTTGCTTGCGATATTTTTCGGTCATTAAATTGTGAACTTCGGCTATACTGCGTTCACGATTGTTATTTTTTTGGTCGTAATAAATGCTCTTATTAGATGCTGCTGCTGTAGGATCAAACTTTGCTGCACTTTGATTAGGATCTTGATCCTTGGCCTTTAGGAATTTAGTTGCGCCGCCGGCTCCTAAAAAGTGCCCCATGTATAGGTCTTCACCAGAAACTCCGCGACCAAGACCTTTTTCCATCTGACCTTTATTCATCATTGTCAGCTTCTGCATTGCTTCAGTGGCCTTGACAGGATCATATCTTTCAGCGCCAGATCCCTTGCGTCCAGTGACTCCTTCGTAGCTGCTTTCTAAAAATTGAAATAGACCGCCAGCCGAACTGTAATTTCCATTGCTTGAACCTGCTTTGGCATTGGGGTTCCCGCCAGATTCTAACATGGCCACAGTTTTCATGTAAGTAGCCATATCAGTTGCGCCACCTGGTGCACCGGCACTAGCAGTTGCACGGCTACGATTACCTGCTGCGCCTGCATAAAATTGGCTGGGATCAATTCTATTGCCAGCTCTATCTTTCATCTCATGATGCAAATGCGGGCCAGTACTTTGTCCTGTGTTGCCTAGTGTACCAACTTGTGTACCAGCCTTGACCACATCGCCAACTTTGGCCATTGATTTGTCCATGTGGGCCAACATGTGTTTCATTCCAGTAGCAGCATCTTCAATTTCAACTGCATTACCAAAACCGCCGTCGCCCTTGCCTGCTTCTAAGACTCTGGTAATTTTACCAGTGATTGGCGCCATTATCTTATCGCCAATCTTGCCACTCAAATCAATGCCGCCATGATAAGTTTTTCCATCATTGCGAATCATTCCACTGGTCTGGTTCATTTTTTCCAGAGGATTTACAAATCCGGCAGCAATCTGTTTGGCAATTTCTGGACTAACTGCTGAACCAGTTTCACCGTGCGGATGAGCATGATCGTGTGCTGCCAGTGCTGTTTGTGCAGCTTGTTCTCCACTGGCAGCACCGGTGCGTATTCCGCCAACAGCCACTAATTTCTTTATTTCTTCTCTTATCTCTTCAAGAGTCAGTTGTACTTTGTCAGCTCGTGCGTCATCTGGGCGGCTAAAGGCCGGGCCTGCGCCAAGAGCTGCTGTTGGACCAGGAGCTGCGCCAGGAGCTGCGCCTGGAGCTGCACCAGACTGTCCACTTTTAAACGCATTATAGCCACTCTTAACCATTGTTGTAATACCACTAATACCGGCACCGATAACAGTACCAGTAGTTCCTAAAATTTGATCTGCAACTTTGCCGGCCATTCCTTGTTCTTTTGCCGGTTCGCCGTTTAAAGTTTTAGCTTGGGTACCAGTTTCTTTGGCTACCGCAGCTAAAAGATCATCGACAGAATCAGCCACAAACTTAATAGCTGTAGCAGCGGCAGGCATATATTCAAATCCAAGTTTTTGGATTCCGATAGAAAAGTCCTGTAATTTTCTTTGCGCTGCTACTGTTTTTTCAGTTAAATCGTCTCCCTTACCAGAGACAGTATCCGCTTGTTGTTTTTGTATTATTTTTCCATCGCGAATCTGCATAGCCGCTGCATCGCCAAGTTCTTTTACATGTACGCCAAATTGAACTCCCACCGAACCCATTTCAGCAGCTAATGGTAAAGCTTCTTTACCGGCAGCCTGCAGACTGTTTAAGAAAGAGGCCGAGTCACCCTTTGCAGCTTGATTTAATTTGTCTAAGTTGCCGCCAAATGTCAACGCTCCGTCAGTACTAGCTTTACTAGTTCCAATAAATCCAGTTACACCATCTTTCATGGCCTGTGCCACGCCTGGAAACTGTTTGGTAATTGCAGCTACATTCTGCGAATGTTTTTCCATTTCTTCAATGGCTTTAGCATCACCGGATGCTCTTACTTTTTCCATATGTGAACGATATATCAGTTCACTCATTTGGGAATCTTGTTCTTTCTTTAACTCTTCTTTACTGGCTCCAGTTAATTTGGTTAATTCGTCAAGCTCAAGCATGTAACGCTGAGCACCGACTGCCAATACTTCATGACTTTTGCCCTGTGCCAGACCCAATCTAGTCTGCCGTGCAATATAGGTAGCAGTAGTTTCACCAATTTCGTCAATGGTATAACCTAACCTTCCAAGCCCTTGCCCAAATTCTTTTTGAACCATTCCAGCAGTACGACTAAACTTTTCTGCTCCTTCGCCTACACTTCCTGCAAAATTGGCCAACGCAACAGAGTTAGCTGAGATAACTTTTGTATAGGACTTCAGCTGCATCCCACTAGCTAGGAATTGCTCCTGCAGTCCCGACATACCACTGGCTGTTAGACCGCCAACTTTTGAAATTTCTTGGAAAGCGTCAGTTGCATTTTGCAACTGATTAATCATAAACTTACCGGCTTCTGCTGCCCCAGTGAACAAGAATCCTATGGCCGGAATATTGCCCAGGGCTTTTGATGCTGCTTCAATAATAGGAGTTAGTGATTTAAAACCAGTGTCAGCTTCACCTAGACTTTTAGCCACACCTCCGAGACTTTTTACAGTATCGCCGGCACTTTTTAACAGCGCAGTAGGTAATTCGTCACCAGCTTTTTTTAGATTTTTACCAAATTCGTTAATACCAACTTCCAGTCGTTTGAACTGGCCAGACATATAGCCAGTATGTCTGGCCATCTTGATCAGTTCTTCGTTGGTAAGATCAATACCGGCACGCAGTTTTGCAACTAGAGCTTCTAATTCGTTTTCGGTCATATTTTCCGGCTATAAGTATAGTGATATTTATGGCGAGAAAAAATGACAGAAACTACTAACCCACTGAAGCAATATTTTCGACAACCGGCGATTTATGCTAAACTGCCCAGTCAAGGAAAATTTTGGCCGCAAGGAACCGTTGTAATTCCGGCCAACGGGGAATTGCCAATTTATCCCATGACTGCGGTTGACGAAATAACTACACGTACCCCAGATGCGCTATTCAACGGAACTGCGGTAATTAGAATTTTTGAAAGCTGTGTTCCCAGTGTCAAAGATGCATGGGAAATGCCCAGCATTGATGTTGATACCTTGTTAGTAGCTGTTCGTATTGCCACATACGGGCACAACATGGATGTCAACACTTTATGCCCTAACTGTGATGCACAAAATGAGTATCAGCTGGATCTTAGAAATGTTTTAGAAAACATCAAAGTCCCCGACTACGAATCCAGCATAGATGTGCAAGGAATGAAATTTTACTTCCGCCCTCTCAGCTATTTGCAAATGAATGAAAATAATCAATTGCAATTTGAAGATCAAAAAGCCATGCAATCAGTTAGTGATGCTGACATCAATGACAAAGAAAAAATGAAACTACTAGGTGAATCATTTTTGAGAATCACCGCACTTACAATAAAAAGTATTGCTCAAAGTATCAGTGCTATACGCACTGCTGATGCTGTGGTCACAGACACTAAACACATTTTAGAGTTTTTACAAAATTGCAATCGCGAAGCATTTAACACCATCAGAGATCATATTGTTAAACTCAAACAAGAATCTGAAACAGCTCCGTTGAAAATTACTTGTGCAGAATGTTCAACTGGTTTTGACCAACCGTTTACCTTGGACATGTCAAATTTTTTCGCAACCAACTCTTAAACTCTAACTCTGAGCAAATTACCAAGCTAGTGGAAATGCTAGACAAGGAATGCGAAGGGTTTAAAGAAGAAGCTCTAAGACTCAGTTGGTACATGCGAGGCGGTCTCACTTACGATCAAGCAATGGGACTTTCACCTCAAGAGCGCAAATTAGTAAATGCCTTAATTAAAGAAAATTTAGAAACAACTAAAAAATCTGGACTACCTTTTTATTGATCATGAATTTTGAGCAAGCAAAACTAGATATCGAGCAATGGATAGTGGACTTTGTTGAGAAGCCTAATCCCTTGCTGAACAACTGGCCACCATGCCCGTATGCTCGCCAAGCCAGACTCAACCAGCAAGTTGATATTAGATCTGGATGTTTCAACCCTGTAGATGACGTAAAGCAAGTGGAGTTAGGCGACTTTGAAGTTGTAGCCTATGTGTATGATCGCGAACGTTGGCCAGCCAACGAGTTTAACGAACTTGTAGAAACAGTTAACATATCTTATCTAGCACAGCGGGGACTGATAGCTTTAGCTGATCATCCCGACGATGTAGAATCTGTCAACAGCGTGGTCATGAATCAAGGCACTTATGCCATTGTGTTTGTACAGGATCTGGCTAAACTCAATCACTTTGCTAGGATCTTGGGTAAAAAAGATTTTTACAAAGATTGGCCGGAAGAATATCTCACTGTGTTGTTTGCTGGTAGAGAGGATCCCAGACTATGACATACGAATATG